GCGTTGCCGTCATAACCCAGGTTCATCAAAACGACATGGGTGGCGTCCGCCCGGGAAATGACCTCGTAGTAACCGCCGGTCTGCACGAACACGACTTGGCCAACAGTCATCCAGGTGCTATCGCCGACCAAGATGCTTGCCGTATTGGCGTCAACGGCCGGCTGAGTGAAGGAAGCAGCGGTAAGAGTGAATGCGTTTACTCCGTCCGTTCCGTCCGTGCCGTCATTTCCAGCCGGTCCCTGTGGCCCTGGAACACTGCTACCAGAACTACTGGAATCCGGACATTGATTGCAACAGTCTCCTTGTTGAATAAGGGCAGCACTCACAAAAATATGCGAATTGCTAAATTAGAGCTTTAACGTTACAGATTCACTGAACATTAACGTTAACGCCCAATTTTGCAACCGTCTTTGTGGCAACCAGCCGAAAACCAGTTTCGCCATACGATCCTGAAGCGCCGATCAGGGATTATGGCTGTCAGACCAAAGGGCTGAGCCAGTTTTCTTATGACCAAATGGCTTTTGTCCACCGGCTGGATGAGGAATCCGGGTGTCCTTCACGCTTTGAGCTATTCCGCCGACTGGCCGAGACGTTCACCCCTGGATGGTTCAACTTCCATGACTGGACCCGGAGAATCATCGATGCCGGCTGTCACGAGCGCTGGATCGGGCTGACTGGCTGTTCGCACGCCGGGAAGACGCACGACGTAGCTGGCTTCGCTACGATCTGGTGGTTGGCTGATCCAGCCAACTCCTCGGTACAGTTTTGCTCGACCACGATGAAGATGGTCAGGAAAAGGGCATGGGCGGAAGTGCAGTCCATTCGAGATTGCCTGGAGCGCCAAGGAGAGAGCTTCGGAAACTTTGTCGATTCCAGAACCCTGTGGCAGTACGAACAGGGCGACGATAAGCACGCCATCTTTTGTCACGCTGTCCAGGAGGGCGACGTCAATAAGACCGCTGCCAATATTCAAGGTGTCCACACCCGTCGGCAAATGGTCATCATCGATGAGGCGCCGGCGGTACCGGCCGCAATCTGGAAAGCATGCGCCAACCTTTATGCCGTGGAAGAGGGCGGCGAATTTGTCCTGATAGCCATCGGCAACGCCATCAGCCGGCTGGACCAATTCGGGCGATTCATCGAACCCAAAGGGGGTTGGGATTCAGTTTCGACAGAAGTCGATGAGTGGGAAGGAAAGCCGCAGCTCGACGGAAGGCCGTGCAAGGTCATCCGGCTGGACTTCCGCCGCTCCCCGAACATCACCGAAGGCAAGGTTGTTTGCCGGCATTTGCCGACCAAGGCCAGGGTAGAGGCTCGATTGGCTGCTCTGAGCGCCAAGGGTGCCTTGAATGACCCGGACCATTGGGCATTCGATTTGGGATTCCCACCGCCCGAGGGGTTGCTCAAGACCGTCTTCACCAATTCTCTCATCGAGAAGTATGGCGGCTATGGCCTGCATCGATTCACCGGGCGCAACTTCATGATTCTGGGTGCGCTGGATCCTGCCTTCGGTGGCGGCGACCGGCCCGCCGTCCGCTTTGGTGCCTTGGGCGAGATTGTTGGTGCCCCCGGTGTCCTTGGACTGGAATGGTTCCCGCCGACCATCATTTATTTTGACGCCACGAGCAAAGAGCCCGAGCATTACCAACTGGTAGCGCAGTGCATGCGCCTGGCGGGGAAGGTAAAATATCGGGGGCAGGACTATGAATGCCTTCCTGAAAACTTCGCCTTCGATTCATCCGGTGAAGGCGGAACGGCAGCGATCGCCAAACGTGAGTGGAGCCCAAACATAATCAGTATCGAGTTTGGTGGGTCGTGCAGCGAGGACCCGATCAATGTCGATGACCCAAGGCCGGCTAAAGATATCTACCTCAACAAACGAGCGGAGATGTATTTCCGAGCTAAGAGCATGTCCGAATCCGGGCAGCTTCGAGGTATCGACAAAGATACAGCGGTAGAGCTCTGCACGCTGGAGTATCGAGATCGGGACAAAGACGGAAAGGTAATCAAGATCCGGCTCCAGGGAAAAGATGAGTACCGGCTGAAGTTCAATAAGTCTCCCGACTTGGCAGACTGCGGTGTCGAGTTGTGCGAGGTCGCCAGGATGCGAGGCTTGAGCATTCAAGCCACTGGGCTCTCTGTTGGGACGCAGCAATCTTTTGGATCAGTGATCGAAACCGCCCAAGCCGTTTACCAAAGCGAGGATTACAGCAAAGCACCAGATGAAGAACCGGAGGCGCAATATGTTGCTTAAACCCAAACTCAAAGCCCGTGGCGTGGTTCCCTATGGCGGAATTTTTGATCTGAACCTTCCCGAGAAAGGTATCGTTGGTAAGGGTACTCAATTTCAATCGCTCTGCAACGATATCCGCAGGTACCGAAAAGCAAACGCCATCCCGATAGGGCTCGGGTTCGAGGATGAAGTAGAGCGGGAAGTGTGCGCTAAATATCCGGCTGAGTGCAACGAAACCGATATCCGCATCCCGGATCGAAATCGCCGATGCACTTTCGACGACGTGATACTTGGCACGAAAGTCATGGTCCGGCTGAAGTTGAGCGGGAACAAACTGGTGAGCCATGAGGAAGCAAACCGACGTGCTAAAATCTGCTCAACCTGCCCGAATAACATTACTCCAGCGCTTCCTTGCGGTGGCGTCTGCGGAGAGCTTGCCAACGTCATCAATGCTATCGTAGGCGGCAATGGAACCCCATTTGATCCAAAACTAAACTCCTGTGCGATTTGCTGTTGTTACTTGAGCGCCAGCGTGTGGGTACCGCTGGAGGTTCAAACTCCAGATTTGCCAGACCTTTACAAATTACAATTCCAGACCGCCAAAGAAATGTGCGGTTGCTGGAAAGAATGCTAACCAACCAACAAAACTTATGAGCGATGGAAACGAGACTGGTTTGAGGACAATCCTGCCCGATGGGCGTGTTCCTGAATGCCGCATGAAAGATGCGAGTAGCACACAGGACTTTGTGCGGCGGCTCATACAGGGCGACGTGAAGCGCAGCCGGGTGCGTGGCAACGTTGACGGGCTGGTTGATGGCAATCCGCCATTCCAGCCGGCAGCGCTGGCAGCGGCCGGGAGGCGTGAAGCCTGTAATGTGAACTGGGGCACGAGCCGCAGCTACCTGGAATCCGGGAGCGGTGCCTTCTACGATCTGTTTTCGGAAGCACCTGGGTTCGTGTTCATCCAGACCAGCCACGGAAACCCAGAACAACAAATCGAGTGGTCCCGGATCATGTCCGAGATCGCCGATGAGGAGTTTGCCGCAAGTGAAGATTTTGACGACGACATGCAATTGTCGCAAAACGAAATGACCCTTCACGGCAACGGGCCGCTGTATTTCCAAAATGAATTTGATGTGTTCCCGATGGCGGTGGAGACAAGCGATCTGAAGATGCCAGAGCGCACACGATCAAAGCCTGGGCGATGGGAAACCTCTACGATTATTTTCGATTATTACCCGCCAGAGCTTTACGCCTTCATTAGAGACGAAAAGGCCGCAGAAAAAACCGGGTGGGACGTGGACTACACAAAGCTGTGCATCCAGCACGCCATGGGCATCCGGAAGGAGAACGATCAGGCTGTGGGTTGGGAATGGTACCAGAACCAACTCAAATCCAACTCCCTCGCCTATTACGATGACAGCAAGGTGATTCGAGTGGCCCATGTGTTTTGGAAGGAATTCAACCAGCGCATCACTCACTCAATTGTTCTGCGTGACGACACGACCGGCGATGGCACCCAATATTTGTACCTAAAGGTAGGGCGTTACGAGAATTTCAAGCAGTGCATTCACCCGATGTATTTCGACCGTGGTCGTGGTGGCTATCATCACAACATCACTGGGCTTGGTGTGAAGATGTTTGGTCCGATGGCTTATGAGAATCGATTGCTCTGCAATTTGATGGATAAAACGTTTGCGCCAAAAATCCTGTTCAAGCCGACCTCGGCCGATGCTACGCAGAAATTGCAAATGGCGCACTTCGGAGATTACGGCGTTCTCCCCGCCGGCACGGAAGCCATTCAAAACCCTGTGCAAGGGTTCCTCACCGATGGCTTGGCCATGTTCCGGACCTCCAGCGAGCTAATGCGCTCCAACCTGAGCCAGTATCGGCAGACCGTTCCGATGGAGAAACCTGGAAACCCCGAAACGGCATTCGAGATTCGGGAGAAAGTTTCACAGCAAGGAGCGCTGAGCAATACGACCTTCAGCCGATATTACCGGCAGTTGGATTCACTCTATGCGGAAATCATCCGGCGCATGTGCAACATCAATTCCCCACACGAGATAGCGATGCGCTACCAAACAAAGTGCATGGATCGTGGTGTGCCAGAGGAATGCTTTGGGAGAATCAAATCGGTCAAAGCGATCCGGGTCATCGGGCAGGGAAGCCCATTCATGCGCCAACAGGTCACCAGTGAATTGAGCGGTGTTATCGGCGGGTGCAGCGAGGAAGGGCAGAACAATTGGAGAAACGACTTCATCGCATCCAGGGCCGGCCAAGGCGCCGTAGCACGTTACAACCCGCATGCGACCGTCAAACAGTTGTCCACCGACCAACGGGAACGAGCCATGAATCAAGTGGCAGGAATGAAGATCGGTTTGCCGCCGACTCTGACCTCCAGCCAGGATGCTCTCACTTTTGCCACGACGTTCCTGGAAGCATGCGTGCAGGCAATTCAATCCGTGATGAAAGGCGCCGACATAGCCGAGGTTGTGCGCTTCCTCGATATAGCCGCTCCATCCGCCGCAGCGCATATCCGCCGGCTTGCCAAGGATCCACTGAAGAAGGACATGGTGGACGGTCTGATTTCTCAATGGAAGCGAGTCATGGCCATGGCGGACAAATTCAAAGCCAAGCTGCAACAACAGGCGCAGCAGCAACAGGCGCAGCAGC